GAAAGTTATATCGCTAGTGCAGTACGCCAACGTGCTAATAAACTATCAGTTCCACAAAGCTGGATTGAAAGCACTATTCAAAAGATTAATTTAGGCGAAGCAGACCGTGATGAACTAAAGGCTGAATTACAAGTACGTTACGATATCAATGAATCACAAGCTAGCTGGATGTTATTAGAAGGCGAAGAAGACAAGGCCGAGATTATTATGGCTACTAAAGATATGGTCGACCGTATCACAGGTTGGTTAGAAGACGTCGCTGCCATGAAGGCAGAACAATTATTAGAATTAGTAGACTCTATAAGAGAACAACAAGGCAGTGATGTAGCTCAAAAGTATCAGGATACTGTTAAGCCTGCATTAGAGGCCATTTATACAACATTAGAAACAAGTCGTTCAGGCTTGTCAGGCGCATTGGCAATTGTATCAGGCGGCGAAGCACCAACAATGGGAGCCCCGGCAGACACAGCTAGCAGTATGGGAGGCGCAGACCTTGGCGCCCCAGCAACAGGCGAAGAACCAGAAGTTGGCGGAGAAGAAATGGCTTCACCAGCAGTGGCAGCAGGCAGAGAAAAACGTGAGTCAGTAGACTACAGCAGACGCTTAGGCATGTTACTCAACTCAAAAAAAAAGTAAATGAAAGTATAGACCCCTTAGTGGCAACACTAAGGGCTCTTCAATCAGCCGCAAACAATCAAGGTAGTGAAGCACAGATGACCTGGAAGGCTCTTAATGCTTCCGATTCCGGCATGGGTTCTCCTAACATTGATTATGACCGTTTTGCCGCCCGTTGGGAAACAGATCCCATTCTCAAGCAGTTAGTTGATCGCTTTGACGGAAATGGACTAGTTATTAAAACCAATAATAAAGAACAGATCCCACAAGGCCAACATAAAGAGCGTGAAATCAGCAGAATGGCAAAACGAGCTACCCATAAAAAGCACAAATTCGATTGACAAATAGATCCTATTAGTTTATAATAGCTACATGACATTATTAACTGAAAGGTTTGACTACACACCTCTTGATAGAGCTAGCGTAGAAGGCAAACGATTATATGCAACACCAGATGGATCCAAAGTACCTAGCGTAACTACTATTCTAGATAAAACTAAACCATTTGAAAAAGTACAAGCTCTCCTTAATTGGAAAAAACGAGTAGGTGAGGTTAAGGCACAAGAAATTGTAACTGAAGCCGCAGGACGTGGAACACGTATGCATAAGTTCTTAGAGGACTATATTGTGCAAGGTGTTATTAACGAGCCAGGCTCAAACCCTTACTCTGTACAAAGCCACAAGATGGCCAAACACATCATTGAGCAAGGACTTAAAAACGTTACCGAAGTATGGGGCGTTGAAGTCCCGTTATATTACCCAGGTCTATATGCGGGGACTACTGATTGCGTAGGTGTACATTTAAACGATGACGCAATCATGGATCACAAACAGACTAACAAACCCAAGAAAGAAGAGTGGATTGAAGACTACTATTTGCAAATGGTCGCTTATGCACTTGCACACAATAAAGTGCATGGAACTAACATTCGAAAAGGTGTTGTGTTTATGTGTGTCAAACCCCCGGAAATTAAGCCGTTAATATGGGGAGATCCTAGTTACCAAGAGTTTATCCTAACACCTAACATGTTTAACCACTGGGAAGCACAGTGGTGGAACAGAGTGGAACAATACTACAGAGAAAACAGCTAAATATCACATAAGAGGATATTATTATGGCAGTTGTGCAAATCTCAAGAATCCAGATCCGTAGAGGACAAAAACAAATTACAGGAATGCCTCAATTAGCCAGTGGCGAATTAGCATGGGCTGTTGATACTCAAGAATTATATATTGGTAATGGATCAGTTTTTGAGGGTTCGCCTGCCGTTGGCAACACTAAGATTTTAACACAAAATGACCTTACTATTCAAGGTAACTTATTAAATCTATTACAACATATCTATAAAGCTAACGACACATCCATCATTACCGGTGAAAGTGTTAATTTTCCAGTTACAAGAAAATTACAAGATAGATTAGATGATCGAGTTACAGTATTTGATTTTGGTGCAACCGGTGACGGGTTAACTGACGACTATGCCGCTATACAACGTGCTATTGACAATCTATTCTTAAACTCAGCAACCCAAGCATACTTAGATACCCCCAACGGTTATACTGCTAGAAGAATTTTAGAAATTCCAGCTGGAAAATATATTATTAGCGAACCTCTACTAATACCAAGTTATGCTACAATCATTGGAGCAGGTGCAGATAAAACAATTATTGAGTACACTGGTAGTGTAACAATGGGCTCAATGGTTAAACTAATCAATGACGACTATCCCGATACTGCTGGCCTAGGGACTGGTAACCAGGCTAGATTTATTACATTAAAAGACATGTCCCTACATACTGTTACTGGAGATCAAATTGGTCTTGAATTGTATTGTGTAAGCGACAGTGTGTTTGAAAATTTAATTATTAGTGGCGACTTAACTGACGATGATGAAGATAGTATCGGTATTAGTTTAACTGCATTATCAGCAATAACTACCTGTGAAAGAAATAAATTTAAAAATATTTCTCTTAGTGGATTTAATTATGCAGTATATTCTGCAAAAGATATTATTGATAATATGTTTGACAACAATTATATCCATGACGTCAAAGTTGGTTTTTCATTAGGCTATGGATTGACTGGTGGTAACATTCCGGGCGAAGAGTATGGGCCACGTAACACGTTAATTGCTAATTGTAAATTTGAAAACGTAAAACAACAAGCAGTGTATATTGGATTAGGAACTGGCAATGTAGTTAAGAATCCGTCATTGTCCGATGTCGGCCAAGCACTTGGTGGGGTAAGTCTTACCCAATATCCGCAAATTTATTTTAAAGTAGTTGGTAACGAAGCTGTTGGCGTTATGTCTGATAGATGGGGCAAATTATCAACAGCAAATATAACAACACCGTATGTGCCCGAAGTATCTGGTTGGACAAACGCCGAATCATGCGGAACTAAACAGGTTTCAATAGGATATATTCCATTAACTCCTGTATTTGCCAATAGGCCATTGTTGTTTAGATTGCCAGTTGTAATGGATAGCGGTGGTGCCCCAAGCGGCAGTATTGTGTACACGCTCAATTATGTATACCAAAGCACCTCAAGTTCATTTACTCGTCGAGGAACACTGACTATTTCAGCAGATGTTAATCACGGGTATATCCAATTATCTGATGAATTTGATTACACTGGTCCAGTTGACCCATCTGATGAAACTGCACTACATTTAGATTTCTCAGCAGGATTTTTAACAGCCGCTGGTACAACTTGGACTAGCCTTCCAGGCAAACCATATTCAATCGTTGTTAGATATCAAAATGATTTAATCAGTGATGCAGGGAAGATGACTTTTTCTTATAAGTCAATCCACTCTAAGTATCCCTAACCAACTCATTTGACTTAAACAAAATATTAGCATATAATTTGATTTAAGACAATGATAAGGTTACCTCCTATATATTTTTTTAAAAAACAAGCATATTGCCGGTATAAACCGTTGATAGCCAAGATGTTTTATAGGCCACCAGCTCATCTATAAATACTTCCTAAATGGCATAAACAATAATATACTAGCGGAACGGACAGATGATAAAAATAACAGTAATAAAAAGAAGCGGCAATAAAGAACCGTTAGCGGTAGAAAAATGGCAGGCTCAGATAGCAAAAGTGTGCAGTGGCATTGCTGATGTTAGTCAATCAATGATAGAAATTAAAAGCCAACCACATTTTTACGACGGTATCACTACTAAAGAAATTGACGAAATAACACTACGAGCAATCGTAGATTTGATTGATGTAGAACACAATCCAGATGTAGGGCATGTCAATTATCAATACGTAGCAGGCAAACAACGCCTAAGTATGTTACGTAAAGACGTATATGGCTCATATCAACCTCCGAGCTTGTACGAAATTGTAAAGAAGAATGTCGCAACAGGTTTATATACTGCTGAACTACTTGAATGGTATACAGAAGAAGATTGGAATCGAATGAATGAAATGCTGGATCATGAAAAAGATGAACAGTATGGATATGCGGCTATTGAGCAATTGATTGAAAAATACCTAGTACGCAATCGTGCTACTAAAGAAATTTATGAAACACCTCAAATTCGTTACATGATTGCCGCGGCAACCGTGTTCCATAAAGAAGAGCCCAATGCGGCTCGGATGCGGTATATAAAGGAGTACTACAATGCGGCAAGCGATGGTTTATTTACTTTGGCTACTCCTGTGCTGGCTGGCTTGGGGACTCCTACTAAACAATTTTCAAGTTGCGTTCTTATTCGCAGTGATGACGATCTTGATAGCATATTTGCGTCCGGAGAGATGATGGCCAAGTATGCCAGTAAACGTGCGGGGATCGGATTGGAAATCGGTCGACTACGCCCATTGGGCTCCCCGATTCGCGGTGGCGAAATCATGCATACTGGTATGATCCCATTCCTTAAGAAATGGTTTGGAGATTTACGTTCATGCAGTCAAGGAGGCATTCGCAATGCTAGTGCTACAGTATTTTATCCCATTTGGCATCATCAGTTTGATGATCTTATTGTACTTAAAAACAATCAAGGAACCGAAGAAACCCGAGTCCGTCATATGGATTATGGGGTTGTGCTTAGTGCTTTCTTCTGGAGACGATTTAAAAACAAAGAAAACATAACATTCTTTGATCCCAATGAAGTTCCCGACTTATATGAAGCTTTCTATCAAAACACAGAACGCTTTGAAGAGCTGTATGTGAAATATGAAAAGCGTAAAGACCTTCGCAAGAAAACAATGAACGCAGAAGATGTATTCAAAGGCGGCATACTAAAAGAGCGTACTGACACAGGGCGTATCTATCTTGTGTTTATTGACAACGTACAGAACCAAGGACCGTTTGATCCTGAGTATCATACAATTTATCAAAGCAATCTCTGTTGCGAGATCCTACTACCTACAAAATCTTTCAAACGTCTGGATGATGTCGAAGGCCGCATAGCGTTATGTACATTAGGATCAATCAACTGGGGAGCATTCCGCAATCCAGAAGACATGCGCCGTGCTTGCCGCATCCTACAGCGTAGCCTATGCAACATACTTGATTACCAAGACTTCTTATCTATACAGTCTAAGTTAAGCAATGATGAGATACAGCCATTAGGTATTGGTGTAACTAACCTAGCCTATTGGCATGCCAAGCGTGGACTCAAGTATGGCGAGAAAGATGCACTACAAGATGTTAAGAGCTGGATGGAACATCAAGCCTTTTACCTAACAGAAGCCACGGTTGAACTTGCTAAAGAACGTGGTGCATGTATAGATAGTGCAAAAACACGATATGGACAAGGCATATTCCCCTGGGAATTACGGGCAAAGGGTGCTAATGAATTAGCAGACTTTACTCCAGAACTTGATTGGGAAACACTACGAGTTAATATGAAACAGTACGGTGTTCGCAATGCTACATTGATGGCCATTGCCCCAGTTGAAAGCTCAAGTGTTGTTATAAACAGCACTAATGGAATTGAGTTACCCATGAGTTTAATCAGTGTTAAAGAATCAAAAGCAGGATCGTTTGTACAGGTTGTACCTGAATACCACAAGTTGAGGAATAAGTATCAAATGATGTGGGAACAGAAAGATTGCCAAGGATATTTAAAGACGGCGGCGGTGCTTGCGGCCTATATTGATCAAAGTATTTCAACCAACACATTTTATAATCCCGCCCACTTTGCGGATCGCAAAGTTCCAACTACATTGATTGCTAAAAATTTGATGCAGGCACACATGTGGGGATTGAAAACATTCTACTACAGCTTAATTAACAAAGCAGGTAGCAAAATGACAGCAGAGCCTACCCCAGAGCAAACACAAGTAAATGGTGTACAAGTCAACGGATACCATTACGAAGAGTTAGAAGATGATTGCGAGGCATGTAAACTATAATGTTAGAAACTATCTGTGATATTCTAGTAGATGCTTATAAGCGTAATTGGATTACTAGTCGTGATGGCAATGTAAGTATTCGTCATCACGACCGTGACCATTTTTACATCACACCTAGTGGTGTACGTAAACAAACACTACAGCCAGATCAGTTTAAGAAGATAGCTATCCACAGAAGTATTAACAGTGGTGTTGGTAGTGCATCATTTAACTATGCCTGGGAAGATGTAGAGTATACTGATATCAGTAAAAATTTAATACCGAGCGGAGAGATTCCTTTACACTTTGGCTTACAAAAAGAAATGGGCAAGCATAAAGATGAGGTGCGAGTTGTAGTGCATGTTCATCCCACTTACTGTATTGCGGCCATGCATGCCGGTATTGACTTAGGAACTATTAGTGATTCGTTTCCGGAATTGAATCGTTACACTAAGGTAGCACCAAACGTAGGCGATGTCGCTCCTATCAGTCAAGAGCTAGCAGATCAATGCCATAAAAATTTAAAGTTAGATAGAGATGGAAACATTGCCCACGATATTGTAGGTATCAAAGGACACGGAGTAGTTGCTATTGATACTAGCCCGTGGAGAGCATACGAACACATTGAACGATTAGAACACATTTGCAAGATTGTACTTGCATCAGGAAAATACTAAATGAGTAAAGAACAATACGACTTACACACAAAGACAGACTACCTAAATCGCAAGATGTTTTTAGATCCTGCTGGGCCAGTTACTATTCAACGATTTGAAGAAGTTAAATATAACAAGATTGCAGACTTTGAAAAAACTGCACGTGGTTTCTTTTGGGTTCCAGAAGAGATTAGTTTAGCCAAAGATGCTAACGATTTTAAGGATGCATCAGATGCAGTTAAACATATCTTTACTAGTAACTTGCTTAGGCAAACTGCTCTTGACAGTTTGCAAGGCCGCGGCCCAAGTCAAATCTTTACTCCGGTCGTAAGTCTGCCAGAATTAGAGGCATTAATATACAACTGGACATTCTTTGAAACAAACATTCATAGCCGCAGTTACAGCCATATCATTCGTAACATTTACAATGTACCAAAAGATGTGTTTGCTACTATTCACGATACAAAAGAAATTGTCGATATGGCTTCAAGTGTTGGCAACTACTATGACGCATTACATTTAATTAATTGTCGGAAAGAAGCTGGTGAGAAAATAAACGAACGCACACATATTAAAGCAATTTGGTTGGCACTACATGCTAGTTACGCATTAGAAGCGTTCCGCTTTATGACTAGTTTTGCCACAAGCCTAGCAATGGTTGAGAACAAAATCTTTATTGGCAATGGTAACATTATTAGTTTGATTCTACAAGACGAGCTATTACACAAAGGTTGGACAGCTTTCTTAATCAATCAAGTAGTTAAGGAAGATCCGAGATTTGTTGAAGTTAAAGCAGAGTGTGAACAAGAAGTGTATAATCTGTACATGGATGTTATCCGTGAAGAAAAACAATGGGCAGACTATTTGTTTAATAAAGGCCCAGTGATTGGACTCAATGCAAATATACTTAAAGATTTTGTTGACTATACAGCAGTTGGAGCATTAAAAGATATTGGTGTTAAGTACAATAATCCTGCACCAAAAAGCACACCCATTCCTTGGTTTAATAAACATACTGATACTAGCAAAAAACAAACAGCACTACAAGAAAATGAATCAACTAATTATGTTATTGGTGTGATGTCCGATGCCATTGACTATGATGAATTACCTGCGTTATAATAAGAAATATTATGATTACAATTTACTCAAAAAATAATTGCCCGTTTTGTGATCGTGCAAAAGCACTATTAGAAAGCAAAGGCATTACTTATAAAACAATCAACATTGAAGAAGAACCAGAACATCGAGAAACCCTAGTAGGATTAGGATTGCGCTCAGTTCCACAAATTTTCAATAATGCCGAATTACTTCCTGGAGGCTTTCAGGGTCTTGCAGGTAGAGATGAAGAATTTTTTAACACACTCAAAGGATAAACATGTTAATATCAAAAGGCGTAAGCGTAGGTGAAGTAATCACTTTAAAACTTACAAGCGGCGAAGAACTAGTAGCCAAACTTTCAGAAGAAACAGACAGCTATTACAAGTTATCACACCCAAAAGTTATTGGTATGGGTGCTAAAGGTCCAGGACTAATGCCGTATTTGTTTACAGTAAGCCCAGAGAAAGAAGTGAAACTTCTTAAAACAACAGTAACCGTTGCTGAAGCAACTGATGAACAGTTTGCTAAACAATTCATCGAATCAACTACTGGGATTGCGTTAGCATAATGCCAGCCGTAGCTAGACAAGGAGATCCAACAACAACTGGACACGGTTGCGATGGTACTACCACCGTAGTAGGCCCAACCGGTGCCAGTGCAAAAGTATATGCTAACGGCATACCAGTTGAGTGCAAGGGAGATCCGACAGCCGTACATTCAATAGGGTCTCCACCATTTTGTGTTGCGCATACTGCGGTAATTAATGTAGGATCCGGAACTGTTAAAGTGGGCGGAAAACCATTAGCTAGAAAAGGTGACTCTACCGATGATGGCGAGATCACAGCCGGAAGCCCAAACGTTAATTGTGGCTAGCCAAACAAGTTGACCTTTATTTTTAACCCCTGTAAACTAGGTATAAGTACTCTGTACTTCATATAAAGGAAATAAAATGGCTACAAACAAACACGCAGAATTTACAGCAATCGTAGAAGCAATGGAAGCAGACTTTGAAAAGTTTTATGACAAGGAAGTTGGCGCTGCCGGCACCCGTGTTCGTAAACATTGTCAAGATTTAGCTAAGTTGTGTAAAGAAACTCGTAACGACGTTACCGCAGTTAAAAATACCCGTAAAGAAGCAAAATAATCCGATAAATACTATACACTTTTATTAGGAGGTGTATTATGTTAGAAACTTTATTTTGGTTAGCACTAGGTGCTTTCATTGGTTGGAATTTTCCTCAGCCCAGTTTTGCTAAGAACATTCAAGCAAAAATAATGGGCATGTTTAAAAAGGCAGAGTAAACAAAACTGACGTCTAAGGCGTTATATTAGTATACTAGGAAACATACTATGAAAAAACTATTAGCGATCTTATTAATGACTATTAGCGTCACGGCGATGGCACAACATCACGGACACTATGGTCATCATAACAACTATTACAGAGGTGGTAACGGATGGGGGTGGATAGCACCGGCAGTTATTGGCGGTGTTGTAGTTTACGGAATGACTCGTCCACATATTGTTCAACAACCTCCTGTAGTAGTAATACAACAACCAAATCAAATGATTGTGCCCTATGCGGCTCCTCAAGGATTCCATTGGGAACAAATTCTAGATGCGAATTGTAATTGCTATAGAACAGTACTAGTACAAGGATAATATGGCTTATTCGGAAAAAGTACTCGATCACTACGAGAATCCACGCAACGTAGGGTCGTTTGCTAAAGACGACCCTACGGTAGGTACCGGTATGGTTGGTGCGCCTGCTTGCGGTGATGTAATGAAATTACAAATTAAAGTAGAAGATGGCATTATTACCGATGCACGTTTTAAAACATACGGATGTGGCTCAGCTATTGCAAGTTCATCACTCATTACAGAGTGGGTCAAAGGTAAGACGTTGGATGAAGCAGGATCTATTAAGAATAGTGAAATTGCTGAAGAGCTAGCATTACCTCCAGTCAAGATACATTGTTCAATACTAGCAGAGGATGCTATCAAAGCGGCCGTAAATGATTATCGTAACCGACACAGCAAGTAAAAAGATTAAACAAAATTTAGAGCGCCGCGGTAAAGGTGTAGGTATACGGGTAGGTGTACGTACTACAGGATGCAGTGGATTGGCATACACTATAGAATACGTTGACGAATATCTAGCTGAAGTAGGCGTTACTAATTTTGCTCAAAAAGACTTTGTTGTGTTAATAGATGCCAAAAGTCTAGCCTACCTAAATGGACTAACAATGGATTGGGTTCGCAATGGACTCAATGAAGGATTTGATTTCATCAATCCAAACGAACGTGACCGTTGTGGTTGTGGCGAATCATTTCGAGTATAACCCCAGTTGACATAAAACAAATTAGGCTATACAATATAGCTTATGTGTAAAACTTTTGGAGTTTAAATTGAGTATGCATTTAGAAGGTCCGTGGCTTAGTACCACCGGCAAAAAGAAAGGCAAAAAGAAATTCGCTTCGGCAGAACACGCAAGGAAGGCTAGAGAATTGGACGAATCATGGAAAGAATTACTCAAACGTCAAGGTATTGAGCAAGAAGAAAAGAAACGTGCTCGTGCTATGAGTGCCCCTAGTTTGAGCTCGGTTTACCGTTTGACGATTCCAGAAGGTCGCAACACTACTGCTCATATTAAGAGTGTATACACTGGCGGCGGGTCTGCTACGCTTGCCCCTGCCAAAGTCTATACCGGAACCAAAGTCAAGGGCATTGCAACCATGCATAAAAGCAATGCTGTGCCGGTTTTCAGCGATGAAGAGGCGGTTGACATTTCCAAAATGAGACGTTAAACTATGGATAACTATAAACATAGTAGTTTTACTCTGCTTACAGAGGATAATTACTTATTGTACCCCAAAGGTTGGGGTACCAAAGCAGTAAGGCTTTTAACGCACAAGGAGATGTATCAGAGCCATTTTAAAATGACGGAACTAGCGATTCCTGATCCAGCGTAAAGGAGAAATAACATGATACGCATTATCAAATTTGTAGTATATGCCCTAGCTTTGCTAGTGGTCTCGTATGTAGGCTATAACGCAGTTGATCGTAAACTGACAGGCCTAAAAGAAGCTCATGCACAAGTGAGTCCGGTTACAGCGCAATTAAGACAAAAACAATTAGATTGTCTTGCTCGTAACATCTATCATGAAGCCGGTAGCGAACCTTTTGAAGGCAAGGTTGCAGTGGCACAAGTTACCCTAAACAGAGCAGAAAGTGGACAATTCCCTTCTGACATCTGCCAAGTAGTATATCAAAAGAACATAGTTTATGAAAAAGTACTTTGCCAATTTAGCTGGTACTGTGATAGCGCAAGCCTAAAAAAGCCAATGAACGGTCCAATTTATTATGAATCTATGGAAGTGGCTAAAAAAGTGCTGTTAGAAGGTTTTCGGTTGCCATCAATGAAGGATGCACTATATTTCCATGGGGATTACATTAACCCGGGATGGAAACGCGAACGGGTTGCCAAAGTAGGTCGTCACATTTTTTACAAATAAGGAATAATATGAACCGCAGTCAAATTAAGCAATTTGCACAAGATATTTTTAACTTAGACCTTTGGGTTAAAAACATCAAGGAACATGCACCACATATTAGTGCAGACACGGCAGGATGGATTGCTGTAGTACTACTACACCTAGCAACAATACCAACTATGATAGCTATTCTAACAGGGCTTACTGAAAAAATGCCGCCTGTAGATATGGTTCTTTTTAGTTGGGCTGGCTTATTCCTGTTTTTTATTAAAGCAACTATCCAAAAAGACCTATTGAACATTGTTACAATTGGCTTTGGATTCTTTGTACAGGCCGCCTTGTTAGCCTTAATTGTGTTCAAGTAACGATAAATATTAGATAATTAAGGAGCATAATAATGCCATCAGGATTTCAACAAGATAACAATCAATTACAACCAGCCTATTTCCGTGTCGTTATGGATATGAGTGATAGTGACATATACATTACAGGTAATGCCGACGGCGCTGGCGCAGTTAACCCGTATACATGGGACAATTTCGCCGGTAACGACTTGCCAAGCACATTAGACAACGCAATTCGCCTTGCTCAGGGTAATATTCGTTTCCAACGTATTATAGAAGAACTTACCAAATACAGCGATGCTCAAATCATTGACTTAGAGTGTCTGTCAAACGGTGATGATATCACGGGTAACAATACACCAACAGCTTTAGCTTTCACAGTACGCTATGACCGTTTTGGTATCGATGATGACAATGTAGAAGCTGACTCTCCGTTACTAGCAATGGAACGCAAATATCTACGTTCTATCAACGACGGTAGTACAAGTAGCCCATACGATGGTGAAAACATCAACAATACCAATGAAGCCATTCAAGAAGCAATTATGAGAGCGTTGATTGAAGACGTTACTCGCTCAGTACGTGTGTTTGCTCCAGTTGAAGGATCTGATCCACTTGTTGGAGAAGGTACTCAACAAAAAGTTCAAGCTGACGATGTAACTGATAACGAAAATGAGGCTAGCTACGGTGATCTACGTAACACTATTACAGTCAATGCGATGGACGGTACTACACTAATTTCAACTGATAACAACGCAGACGTAGCCCCATAAGGATCTAATGATTTTAGCCTGGCTATTACTTCTCACTGGTTTAGTAATTTCAGCAGTCGCAATCTACTACTCCGTAGTAGGTTTAACTGCCATTTTCTCTGCGGCTGTTATCCCAATTATCATCATGGGTTCAGCCCTTGAGGTTGGTAAACTTGTTTGCGCCTCTTGGTTAAAAGAGAATTGGGAACGTGCTCCGGTCTATATGAAGTCATACATGATTACAGCAGTTATGATACTAATGTTAATCACTTCAATGGGCATTTTTGGATTCTTATCTAAAGCACATAACGATCAAAATCTAGTAAGCGGTGATGTGCAAAGTAAGATTGCCATATATGATGAAAAGATCAAGACCGAAAAAGAAAACATCGAATCCAATCGTAAAGCACTCAAGCAAATGGATGCTACTATCGATGAAACTATTGCTCGTAGTAAAACAGATCAAGGCGCCGTAAACGCTAATGCAATGCGCCAACGTCAAACCAAAGAAAGAACACAAATTCAATCTGACATCACTAAATCACAAAAAGCAATTGCTACGTTAAATGAAGAACGTGCTCCAATCGCGGCTGAAGTACGCAAGGTCGAGGCAGAAGTAGGACCAATAAAATATATTGCTAAATTTATATACGGTGAAAAAGGCGCAGATGAGAACATGCTAGAGCAAGCAGTAACATGGATCATTATCCTTATTGTTGTTGTGTTTGATCCACTGGCAGTTATTATGTTACTAGCCGCGCAGATGACATTTGGTTGGCGCAAAGAACAACCAACTGAAGCAATAGACCCTGTAGTTGAAACAGAGAAGATTGAACCAACATACCCTAAAGATGATGGTCCACTAACACCTGAACAAGTTGACCAAATTAAAGAACAAACACACACAGTAGTTCCAAGCGAAACACAGCCGACCGCACTAGGAGGTGATATAACGGCGCCTGAGGAAAAGCCAGTAGAAACGGTAGAAGACCTACCGCTTGAACAATGGAACAAAATGATAGCCGAAGCTGAAAAAGCAATTGAAGTGGAAAAAGAAACTACAGTTGAAGAACGTGTAGCCAAAGGTGAAACTTACATTGATGGAGAAGGCAAAGAAATACCTGCACAACCTCCTAAAACAATTTTGCTATCAGATGTATTAGGCATATCAAGTCAAGACGATTCAAAAAAAAAGACGTATATGACCAAGGACCAATTGGGACAAATACAGATCAAGAACAGAGAATAGGGTACGTACAAAACGCTGAACAAACTGATAATACGTTGTGGTCACGTGTAGTAGAACGTACTGGTGCAAGAGCTAGGGACCAATTATATAGGTTATATAGTGCTAAAATTTTTGAAACCCTAGTAGTAGACCCGACAACAGATTCAGAATTATTTGATTTTGTTGAAGAGACTAAAACTAGAGGCCCAAGATTTAGTAACTATAGCGCAGAAACAGTAGAAACATTTGTAAGTAGGATATATGAACTTAGGAAAGATAACAGTAATAACACCGCCGGATAAATTGTTTAATTTAACTTTGAGCTATCTATTAGTTAAACCAAGCGTCATAGTTAAAGAACAATTCCAAGCCATATTAAGTCAAAGCATTGATGATTTAAATGTTTTTATATACGATCAAGAAGAATCGGATATTAGTTGGTTATTGAGTGTTGCCCAACAAGTGGATGTTGTTATTATCGATGTGGATAATTGTGATGCTATTACAAAGCAATTTGTCACATTTATGATTGCACAACCAAATGCACACTATATAACTAGAGACGAAACTACTCCTTATAATTTAATATCTAAAAATAGAATTTATGATTTGGATCAGCTAGTTGAACAATTACAAGAGGATAGTGATGATTCAGAAGAAGAGTAGGGGTACAGGTATAACCGTAAGAGAAGGTGAAAACATTAACCAAATGTTACGCCGGTTCAAACGTAAAGTAGAAGAAGCAGGCACGTTGGATACACTCCGTGCCAAAGAGTTTTACGAAAAACCGACTACTGAGCGTAAGCGTAAAAAGGGTGCGGCCAAAGCACGTTGGAAAAAGAAACTACAAAAAGAATCATTACCACCAAAACTCTATTAATTTTTCAACCCTGATGCTATAATACAGCATCAGTTTTTAAGAAAGAAGTTGCAGTATGGACATGGATCAATCAGCAGTATTTTTAGCTGGAAGCATTTTAACAGCATTAGGTTTTATTGTAGTAATAGCGGCCATTATTGCTGTTAATAATTTACTACATAAATTTTGGAAACCAGTTCGGATTTTTACAGCGGATAGCTGGAATTTTAATCCGCCAGCAAGGTTTGCCCACGAAGATGAGTTAGCTCGAGTTGCACCGCACTTAGAAGAAAAGAAATGATAGCCTATTGGATAGTAGCAGGATTCTTTACTGCGTTTGGCTGGCATTACGGAGAAAAGTTTGTTGTAACATACATAGACAAACCAGAACCTAAAATAGAGCAAATAACCAACTCTAAATAAAAATTAGCCCGTTATGTTAAATACATGATGAAGGGCAAAATTGCATTATTTTTACACCAGCCCAAGTGCTCAGTCCAAAGTGGTAATGGAATTATGCGAGCACTTAGTCCACACTATTCTTTCAAAATTTTTACCCGCCATGAACTTGAGCGGGATTTTTTTGACGATGTTGATTTAATTTGTATTCCAGGTGGGTTTGGTGATGCTGCCAGTTTTGATTATCTACTAAGTGAGAATGGCAATCGTATAAAAGAATTTGTAAACAACGGCGGTGCATATTTAGGCATCTGTATGGGAGCATATTGGGCAGGACAATACTACTTAGACATACTAGAAGGTATCGATGCCGAACAATACATTACTCGCCCAAATGCAGATACTCGCCGACCTCATGCTAAAAATTTAGATGTAACCTGGAATGGTAAGCAAGAACAAATGTATTTTTATGACGGTTGTTCTCTAGTTGGTAACGGCAAATATAAAACTGTAGCAACTTACGCAAACGGAGACCCGATGGCTATTATTCAAAATCGCATAGGTCTTATAGGATGCCATCCAGAAAGCGAACAACATTGGTACGATGCATACAGCTGGATGCAGGGAAAATATCATCAAGGTAACCATTATTCGTTGCTTTTAGACTTTGTTAATACTATAATAGACAAATGAGCAATTTAACAGATTATTTTAATCGCATTGGGTACAAATGCAAATATTTTATTGGGGATCGTGTAAGTGGTACATGGAATAAAATTCCATTTATGGGAACTGTCGGAAACGACAGCGCAGTTGATCGGGTATCAATCCATTTGGATTTACCAATCAAATATTCCGATAAAATACACAATATTATTTTTGTTACACACAAAGATATCAAACTTCTAAAAGAAATCGAGTAAGCCGATTTAGATGACAACAGCAAGGCATTTCTGCTATAATATTAGTTCATAATAAAGAAAGAGCTAATATGGCAAATACAGATGTAATGATTGACTTAGAAACATTGGCGACGTCTACTGATGCCGCTATTCTTACCATAGGCGCTGTAAAGTTTGATCCGTTTGGTAAAGACATTAGTGATCCGGCAATGACTAGTTTTTATGTTCGTGTAGATCAAGACAGTTGTGACGAACTAGGGCTAGTTGTAAATGATGATACTGTTGCTTGGTGGTCTAATCAAAGTAAAGAAGCCCAGGACGAAGCATTTAGTGAGGATGGACGTATTCATATTCGTAGTGCGTTTGATCAGCTATATAAATTCTGTTGGGGAGCAAAACGTGTTTGGTCAAATGGCAGTGTGTTTGACATTATGATTTGTGAACACGTATTTAAAAAATTAGGCAAAGCTGTTCCTTGGCAGTTCTGGCAAATCCGAGATGTGCGCACAGCATTTGACTTAGGTATTAATCCACAGCGTCCTCCAGTTACTGCTCACCATGCTTTACAAGATGCGTGGAATCAAGCAGTAGGTATTCAAAATGTATACGGTGCATTACGCACCAGTACAACTAGCGATGGTAAGTATATTGCTCCGTTCAGCAACGAAAGGTAAATCATGAATAAAGATGTTAAAGAAGTAATGGATATTCTTCAAGAAGAATGTGCAGAAGTTATTCAAGCAGTAAGTAAAATTAGCCGCTTTGGCCTTGATAACTATAAACCAGGCAAACCTAAAACTAATAGGGAACACCTAGAAGAAGAGCTCGGTGATATGTTAGCTATGATTGACATCCTACAAAGCATGGATATTGTTAGTTATAGCAATATTGAACGTGCTCAAGAAGCTAAAATTGAAAAACTAAAAAAATGGTCAAATATTCAGAATTTAGAGAATATCTGAGATAAATAAATTTGTAGGGCGCCGTAAGGGCTTTACATATTCTTGCTTAATTAAAGGAGAAAAATATGAGCAAAATCATCGGTATCGACTTAGGTACAACAAATAGCTGTGTAGCAGTCCTAGAAAACGGAGTTGCTAAAGTAATTGAAAACAGCGAAGGTGCTAGAACAACACCATCAATCGTAGCTTACACTAAAGACGAGATTCTCGTTGGTGCCACAGCAAAACGACAAGCAGTAACAAACCCAAAAAATACAATCTATGCTAGTAAGCGTTTGATCGGACGTAAGTTTGATGAGGCCGCAGTACAAAAAGATATTGACTTGATGCCTTACACTATTATCAAAGCTGATAACGGTGATGCGTGGATTGAAGCAAATGGCGAAAAATTGGCGCCGCCGCAGATTTCAGCAGAAGTTCTTCGCAAGATGAAGAAGACCGCAGAGGACTATTTGGGCCACGAAGTTACCCAAGCAGTTATCACCGTGCCTGCGTACTTCAACGACAGCCAACGTCAAGCTACTAAGGATGCAGGTAAGATTGCAGGCCTAGAAGTTCTACGCATCATCAACGAGCCAACTGCGGCGGCCTTATCATATGGTGTTGATAAAGCAGAAAAGAAGGATCGTAAGATTGCAGTGTACGACTTGGGTGGTGGCACATTTGACGTAAGTATTATTGAAATTGCCAACATCGATGGCGACAAACAAATCGAAGTACTGTCAACAAACGGCGACACCTTCTTGGGCGGCGAAGACTTTGACCAAGTGATTATGGACTACTTGGTAGATGAGTTCAAGAAAGAATCCGGTGTTGATCTTAAGAAAGACATGTTAGCACTACAACGTTTGAAAGACTCTGCAGAAAAAGCCAAGATTGAATTGTCTAGTACACAAAGCACTAGTGTTAATTTGCCTTATATTACAGCAGATGCAAGTGGCCCCAAGCACATGAACGTAACTATCAATCGTGCCAAGTTTGAGGCAATGGTTGAAACATTAATCCAACGTTCAATTGAGCCATGCCGTGTTGCTATGAAAGACGCAGGCGTTACAAATGCAGATATTGACGAAGTTATCTTAGTTGGTGGTCAAACACGTATGCCTAAGGTACAAGAAGCAGTTGAAAAGTTCTTTGGCAAGGCACCACGTAAAGATGTTAATCCAGATGAAGCAGTTGCCGCGGGAGCCGCTATTCAAGGTGCTGTGTTAGCAGGCGACAAGACAGATGTACTATTGCTAGATGTTACTCCATTAACATTGGGTATTAAACAATGGGAGGTGTGTTTACCAAGTTGATTCAAAAGAATACAACTATACCAACCAAACACTCACAAGTGTTCTCAACAGCAGACGATAATCAACCAGCAGTTACTATCAAAGTAGCACAAGGTGAACGTGAGTTGTTTAAGTACAATAAGATTCTAGGTGAGTTTAACCTAGAAGGTATTGCACCTGCACCTCGCGGCACACCGCAAATTGAAGTTACACTTGATATTGATGCTAACGGTATCTTGAATGTAAGTGCCAAAGATAAAAATACTGGCAAAGAAAACAAGATTACTATCAAATCAGATAGTGGATTAAGTAAAGAAGATATTGAGCGTATGGTTCAAGAAGCTGAACAAAACGCAGAGTCAGATAAGAAAGCAAAAGAATTGATTGAAGCACGTAATGGTGCTGATGCGCAAGTTCATTCTCTAAAGAAAGATTATGACACTTACAAAGATCAATTAACTGACGAAGAAAAGAATGCTATCGACACAGCCCTTCAAGGGGTTAACGATGCATCAAATGGTGAGGATGCTGAAACTATTCAAAAGTCAGTATCAACACTATTTGAGTCTGCCGCTCCGTTGTTTACAAAGAAACAACAAGCAGAGCAGGCAAAGCAGGCCCAAGCTGAAACGGGTGAACAAACTGTAGATGCCAGCTTCACAGAAGTTGACCCTACAGACAAAAAGTAATATAATACAAACGTAGGATGCCTTCGGGGTCCTACAACTGTTCTTGCTAATAAGGAGATCATAAAATGACACAATTAAGAACAATTGACACAGCCGCTCTAGCACAACTGAGCAAAGCACTAGTAGGTTTTGACCGCTATTTTACAGCACCACATCACCAAAATGGTAACTACCCTCCGCATAATATTGTAAAATATAGCGATGATAGTTATGCAATTGAGGTAGCAGTAGCAGGCTTTACCAAAGAAGAAGTTACTGTAGAAGTAGATCAAGACCAACTAACAATTCGTGGCATTAAAAATCGCCCAAATGTAGACGTTGGAGTTGAATATCTACACCGTGGATTGGCTGCTCGTGACTTTGAACAAACATTTACTCTTGCTGAGTATATGGAAGTTCGTGGGGCTAAGGTACAGGACGGAATGTTACAAATTGACATTCAACGCCTTGTACCAGAAGCGTTAAAGCCACGTACGATAGAAGTTAAATAATCAACCGGGGGAGGAAACTCCCCCACTTTGAAAGAGAACAAGATGCCAAGTACAGATATCCAACTAGAAGAAAAGATTAAAATTAAAGCAACTGAACCAAGACGTTGGAAAGTAATCTTACTTAATGACGATACAACTCCTATTGAATTTGTAATTTCTTTACTGATAGAAATTTTTAAACATACTCAAGAAACAGCTAAAGATATAACAATCCAAGTTCACGAAACAGGATCGGGCATTGCTGGAGTATATAGTTTTGAAATAGCAGAAGTAAAAGCCGTTGAGTCAACACAATTAGCTCGAACAAACGGATATCCATTACAGATTAAACTGGAGGAAGAATGAGTCTAAAAGAACTAACACACGAAGCACATAAAAATGCTGAAACACAGCCTTTTGTAAAAATTCTTTTTTCGGGTAAAATTAATCCCAAATTATACGCAACGTACTTAAAGAATCAACATCCTTGCTACGAAATTTTAGAAGTGTGTGCTATGCCGCATAGACTATTAGCCGGCGAAGATGCACGTAGAGCTCCTGCTATCCTAGCAGATTTTGTAGAATTATGGGATGACAACGACGGCGAGGCACAGATTATGCCAGCCACTGAAGCATACATTAAATATATTTTATCAATTAAAGACAATCCTAAAAAGTTAATGGCACACATTTATGTGCGTCATATGGGCGACCTTGCAGGTGGCCAGATGATTGCTAAACGTGTTCCAGGATCTGGAAAATATTATCAATTTAAAGACCCAGAAACACTTAAAGCAGATATTCGTAGTAAAATTGACGATTCCATGGCCGACGAAGCTAAAGTGTGCTTTAAGTTTGCAGAAGACATGTTTAAAGACATGATGGAAATAGTTGAGTTTAACGATGAGTAATGTTTGGGAAACGCTAATTGACGTACAACAACTGTTAGAGGAACAATTTAATGCAACAGGCAATGAAATACATGAACCCGGAATGGATCGTTTTAATCAGCCAGGTTGGGTTAACCGCGTGTGGACTAGCGATCGCTACCGCAGAGCGCATATTGACATCGTAGACGCTCGCAAAACAAAAGGCCTGTGGATGATGCATTGTTGTGTTTTCCCACATACTCATAATCCAGCTCCAATTTATGGATTTGATGTTATTGCAGGAAAGAATAAAATTACAGGATGTTTCCATGATTTTAGCCCTGCAGGTGATCTTGATCATCCGTTGATTGACTGGTTTGCAGAACAAGCACAACTACTACAATGGAATAAGACCCGAAAACTTCCTGATTGGGCAGAACGTATTTTTACTACTAGTATGATAGCCGCGGGTAACGTGCAAGACGAAGAAGAGCTAGATCAGATATTTGCCATTGCCAATCGTACAATTAAGCATTACTTAAATGCAGTTGCCGAAACAAATAATACTGCCAGCAATACTACAGAAGCACAGAATTATTACGCTATTAATCAAAAGTGTAACCCCCACACCCCGCGTGTTATGACTAGTTTAGGACTCAGCGAAGAAGATGTAAGCGTGTTTATCCAGGAATGCCTGTTCCCTGAGATCAAATAAATACATTACTATGAGATTTCAAGAATTTAAACTTAATTTGTTAGAAGCCAGCGGCGGAATGTGGGACCGTATGGCAGAACGCCGCAGTGGAAAACCTATTGTTTTTGGCAAAGGCGATAGAACACTAGATTTGATTGATGTACAAGTTTTCCCTCAAGATCCAAAAATTACATCGTACAAAGATCTAGTCACTGCTGAACCACAAGCAAAAACATCTGCAAAACAACCAGCTAAAACAGAACCGCAATGGAAGGGCCGTCAACAACCAACTGCTACAGCCGCGGTGGCACCTGTAGTTCCTGTAGCAGTTACTCCTGATAACATTGATCAACAATTAGAAGTTCCTGCAGAGCAAGATGAACAAGAGCGTCCAGAAGCAATTGCAGAAGATGCACAAATGGCAAATGCATCTCATACACAAGTTATGTTAGATGATATCCTACAGTGGATACAATCACAAGAGGCTACTATTGAATACGCACAACCTCCAAAAAACAGTGATGCCGCGGCAATGGTTGTTATACTAGGTGGAACAGACGAAAACGGTGTAGTTGAAAAGTTTGCGTTTGTTAACTGGTATTCAGAAAAGAAAAGCAAGGTTCCGCCTTTATTCTGGAAAACAATTCGTTTCGAAGAAGCAACAGGATGGGTACAAGGAAGTGCTGGTAAGAGTGCAACATCAAAAGCCGCATTACTAAGAATTGATCCATCAGACTTGCTTGATGCAAATCAAACATACGATATTGCCAGTGTTCCTGATGAAGTGGCATCGGGTAGATTAGCGACTAGAACTGATATCCCAAGAGAACTAGTTGCAGGAGTTCCTGCAATGCTTACCGATTTATTAAACAATGCAAGCCCAGTTCCAACACAAGACTTGGAAAAATACGAACGCGAGTTGGAAGTTGTACTCGGTGAAACAGCGGCACCTATTGCCTTAATGACTGGTAACAGAGTATCAGGTGCATACGATGAAGTAACTACACAATTATTAGAGCCTATGGGCTTAACATGGGGAGACTTTACTACAGTTACCTATGGTAAGAAAGGTGGTAAAGTTGAAGACTGTTCTGTATATGCTAACGAAACAAAGTTAATGGTTAGTAGTAAAGACAGTGGTGGCGGTGCCCCAGCTAGCTTAACAGGATTCATGGAAACGCTTGAAAAGTATCCAGACCAATTTGGTCCAGGAACTAAGTTTGCAGAACAGTATGCTGATATCTTAACTGTATTACAAACACTACATACAAGAAGTTCTATGATGGGGATTCTAACAGCATCTCTTGATTTAGGATTTATTGATGAGCAAGAAGCTCAGTATATTATGAGCATCTACGGTAAAGCTACAGGCAGTATGAAGGATGCTAAAAACTTCTCTAATTTGTCAACTGTATTAAAAGCCAAGGGCATTAAGGGTTCTACTATAACTAATGCCAAAGGCGAGAAGGTTGTATCTAAACAAGGTGTTGATGTTGGTAATTTTAAATACCAGTTTGGTTATCATTTAATGGGTAATCTTGCAGTAATGTTACAAAAGCATTTTGCCAAGGATCAAGACCGTGTTACAAAAATGTTTAAATCTGTATTAAACAGAGCTGACATGGTGCAAGTATACACAAAAGTTGGCAAAAGTAGCCAAGGTTTATGGTTTGATGATTTTAAAGTAACATGGCCGCCAACATTTGATGGTAAAATTGTTATCATAGCAGATCACTATACAGCTAATGCGCCCGCCGCAAAGAAAATTAGTTTCTACTTCAAATAACCGCTAGTTTCTTGTTTTAGAACAAGAAAAAACAGTCACTTAATGATTTGCCTCCCGCTAGTAAATACTATTACGGCACACCGGGAGCGAATCGATGTCCAAAACAAAACTAATAATATTAGCATTGCTACCATTAAATTTAATGGCGGCAGAATTACAACATAACTTTAACAGTCCATCTTTTTCAGGAATTGGATATAGTTCTCATGTCTTAACGCTATATCAATTAGAAACACAAGCTAAAGATAAAAACAAAGCCGCGGCTGATGCGTTAAAAGCTAAAGAAGAAAGTGATAAGTTAAACACTCCGCAAGCTAAGTTTCAAGCAAACTTAGAAAGCCGTATCTACTCACAGTTAGCCAAACAAATTACAGATAGTTTGTTTGGGTCTAACGGAGCCCCACAATGCACAGTGTCCAATGGTGTGTGTGGTGAAATGTCAGTTGCTGGCAATAATATTACTTGGAAAGTAGACGGAGCATTTATTATCGTTAGAATTGAAAATGCGCTTGATCCAAGACAATTTACAGAAATGAAAGTGCCGAGCGGTACTTTTGGATTTTAAGGATAGATTATGAAAAAAACATTATTGTCCTTATCAGTCGTGGCCATTTTATCAGGATGTGCTACAGGATCGGCTATTAAGGAAAAGCTAACTGGAAATCAGTTTGACGACCCAACAGTTGAAACTAGCAAATTTTTAAAGAAAGATGCTAATAAATTACAACCACCAGCAGGCGGACCTGTAGCAGTAGCAGTTTATGGATTCCGAGATTTAACTGGACAGCGTAAGTCGCAACCATTAATTGCCAGTTTAAGTTCAGCAGTTACTCAAGGCGCTGAAAACTATCTAATCAAAGCACTACAAGATGTGGGTGATGCTCGTTGGTTTACCGTATTAGAGCGTGTTGGTTTAGAAAACTTGATTAAAGAGCGCCAAATGATTCGTCAGATGCGTGAGCAGTATCAAGGAAAAGATGCCAAGGCATTACCTCCTATGATGTTTGCTGGAATTATTATGGAAGGCGGTATTGTTGGGTATGACAGCAATACATTAACAGGCGGAAGTGGCGTGAGAATTTTTGGTATTGGCGCTAGTACGCAATATCAATCAGATACAGTAACAGTAACTCTAAGAACAGTTAGTGTAGCAACTGGTGAAATTTTAACCACAGTTACAGTAACAAAAACAGTCCTAAGCTATATGGACAAACTAACATTACTACGTTTTGTTGACGATGGCACACAATACGGGGCCGGAGCAAATGCGTTAGAAGGCGAGCTAGGCGGCAGTATTAACGAGAGTATTAACCGAGCCATTGATGTAGCTGTACAGGCGGCAGTAGTTAATACAATTAACGAAGGTGCTCGCAAAGGGCATTGGGCATTTAAACAATATAGAGCAGATGTGCCAGCACCGTTACCTATCAAAGAAGAAGTCAAAGTAGTAGAAGAAAAGAAAGAAGTGGTAGTAGAAAAATCACTACCTCAAGTTGAACCTAAAATAGAAACCGTGTTGGCCGCGGTTGCTGTAGTAAAGAAAGAAGAACCTAAACCGTTATTTGGCCAGCGTACACTAAAAGAAAATTCTTTTTTGTATACAAATGAAAATGAAGCAAGTACTCGTAAATGGTGGATACCTAAAGGCACAGTAGTAGATGTAAAACAGCCCGGAATAGAAGGCTGGTGGAGAGTAACGATTGCTGATGGAACTAATCGTGGAGGTTGGATTCAGACTAACAAGTTGGAGAATTAAGGTGTTGTTTTTTTAACAGTGTAAATTTTTTAACAGTAAAAAAAATAACAGCGGCATATAACTTTTGTAAAGAAGTAATTAAATATTTTAAACAAGCATTGCTTGTTAAAGGAAGGCAGTAAAACAACATAATGGCCAGTGGCCAAGGAGCGATGCGGGGTATAAACTAAGCGTTTGTAAACAATTACAAACAAGGTGTTCCAACCCAAATCAGTAACAAAATGAAAAATAGAATGACAGGCGGTTGTGGGTTGTCGAGAAAATTACTCACTGTGATGCTTTTGAGCTTTGCCACCATAAGTGGTGCCCAGACAGCAACAGGTCCTAACAAGGTCTATATCGAACAAGTAGGTAGTAGCAATACTATTACTATTGAGCAAGTTGGTGGGACCAACAATGTCGGCGGGGTTACTACAAGTGTAGCAACAGCAGTAGCAGGCACTGGTATTACTACGCTGACGCCAGACGCACCTAGTGCAACTAACTATGGAACTATCACAGGTAGTACTAACACCGTCGACATTACACAGACTGGCAGTGGAAACAGTAGCCAATACAACATTCGTGGCAGTAATAACAGCTACACTACCAATATGTTAGGAAACAATAATCAAACTAGATTGACCGTTGGTAACCCTAATAATGCTACTAATAGTCTTAACGTTATTACAGAACAGATTATTGGTAACAACAACATGATCATACAAGATCTAGTTGGTAGTAACATTACTACAGATACTCATCTAGTCGGCGATGGTAATCAAGTTACTAGTAGTTTGCTTAGTAGTAGAGGCACAGTATCAAATGTAGTTACTGGCAATTCTAACGTATTCAACATTCAGCAAACAGATGCCGCTGGCGCAAATGGGGATGTTCTTGCTATGATGACTACTGGCGACTATAACAGTATTACTACACAGCAACAAGGTATTAACGATACTACTGTAAATATTCAAACTATGGGTAGCAACAACACTATCACAGTTCGTTCAAGTAGTTCAACTATTGTATCGCCAGCTACAGCAGTTGCGAGGTAATTATGCGTGTCCTATTGTTAGCCCTACTGCTAACATTTATCAGCCCTTTATGGGCTGGTATCGGCACGGTTTCAGACAACAAAGGTACTGCTTGTGAAGTTGAACGTAACAAGAAAAAGATGTCTGGTGTTAAGGGTGCTGAAATTGAAAGCATGGATACTTACACTACTGGTGCGTGTGTAAGTAATATAA